CAGGCGATAAAGTGGATATGGTTTATGATGTAAATACTAAAGATGTTCATTTTGAAGTTGCTTCTAAAGGTGGTTTTGATTCAGCAAGTGGTGCTTATGAGCAAGGTTATCAACTAGGTTATAAAGCTCCTCGAGTTATTGAAGAAGGTAAACAGGCTGGTAAAAAAACTAAAGCAGAAGTAGAGGTTGCTGAATCGAGACCACACCAGGTAACCCCGGAAGATGTGGAATTAGAAGGGGATGTAACCACAGTAGAGGATGCCGTATCAGATTTAACCGAATTAGAAGCTTTTGCGAAGAAAAAAACGGTTAAAGAAATACATAAGAAAAAAGGAACGACACCAAAAGACACAAATCCTACTTGGGAACCACCAGATTATGATTGGGATGACTTTGGTCTTGACTAAATTAACTAAAACAGTGCCTCCAAAGCGAGGACCCATGCCACAAGGCTTGAATATTAACTATAAAAAGGATAGAACCTTAACAACGGAGAATAAATGGCGGAGATTGACAAAGCGTTACCCAACGTTAAACAAACAGTAAATATACCAGGACCTCAAGAGGTTGAACTAGAACAACAAGAGCGACTTAAAGAGCAAGTTGATGCTGGAAAACCTATTGATGTTCAAGAAAATGAAGACGGTAGTGTTGATATTAATTTCGACCCTTCCATTGGAAGTGTCGAACAATCAGGAGACCATTTTGCGAATTTAGCAGAATTACTACCAGATGATGTTTTAGATCCTTTAGGCTCAAAACTATTTACGGATTATCAAGATTATAAAAACTCAAGAAGAGATTGGGAACGAGCTTATACATCAGGATTAGATCTTTTAGGTTTTAATTATGATGACAGAAGCGAACCTTTCAAAGGAGCCTCTGGTGCATCGCACCCGGTACTTGCAGAAGCAGTTACGCAGTTTCAATCTTTAGCTTATAAAGAATTATTACCTTCAACAGGTCCTGTGAGAACACAAATCGTTGGAATGTTATCTCCTGATAAAGAGCAACAAGGAATTCGTGTAAAAGAATTTATGAATTATCAGATCATGAATAAAATGCCTGAGTACGAGGCTGATTTTGATCAAATGTTATTTTATTTACCTTTAGCAGGTTCTGCGTTTAAAAAAATTTATTATGATGAATTGATGCAGCGAGCGGTTTCTAAATTTGTTCCTGCAGATGATTTAGTAGTGCCTTATACGGCTTCATCGTTAGATGAATGCGAATCTATTATTCATATGATTCGTATGACAGAAAATGCATTAAGAAAACAACAAGTGGGTGGTTTTTATCGAGATATTGAACTAACACCAACTCATTTAATCGAATCCGAGCTTCAAGAGAAGGAAAGAAAGCTGGAAGGGACGACAAGAGGACGTGATGATCGTATGTTTACGATTCTTGAGTGTCATATCAGTCTAGATTTAGAAGGGTTTGAAGATCAAGATGCTGAAGGAAATCCAACAGGCATTAAATTACCTTATATTGTCACTGTTGAAGAAGGAACAAGAAAAATTTTATCAATTCGTAGAAATTATCAAGCCGGTGATCCAATGAAAAAGAAAATTGATTATTTTGTTCATTTTAAATTCTTACCTGGACTTGGTTTTTATGGTTTTGGCTTAATTCACATGATTGGTGGATTATCTAGAACTGCAACAGCTGCTTTAAGACAACTTTTAGATGCGGGAACACTTTCAAATCTTCCTGCAGGCTTTAAAATGCGTGGAATTAAAATGAGAGACGAAGCACAAGCGATTCAACCTGGAGAATTTAGAGATGTAGACGCTCCTGGTGGAAATTTGAAAGATGCATTCATGATGCTTCCGTTTAAAGAGCCATCTCAAACCTTATTACAACTTATGGGCGTCGTGGTACAAGCAGGACAACGATTCGCTTCCATAGCGGACCTGCAAGTAGGTGAGGGTAATCAACAAGCGGCAGTGGGCACGACCGTTGCGCTGTTAGAAAGAGGCTCAAGAACAATGTCAGCCATACACAAGAGATTATATGCAGCAATGAAGAAAGAATTTACGTTGCTTGCTCGAGTTTTTAAACTTTATCTACCACCCGTATATCCATACGATGTTGTTGGAGGCCAAAGGCAGATTATGCAAACGGACTTTGATGACAGAGTAGATATTCTGCCAGTTGCAGATCCAAATATCTTTAGTCAGACTCAACGAATCTCCCTCGCACAGACGGAGCTGCAATTGGCGGCCTCAAATCCTCAACTTCATAACCAATATGAAGTGTATCGAAACATGTATGAGGCTTTAGGTGCAAAAGATATTGACTTAATTTTGAAAAAACCACCAAGACCGGTTCCAAAAGATCCGGCTTTAGAACATATTGATGCTTTAGCAGGTGTTGCATTCCAAGCATTTCCTGGACAAGACCACAGAGCACACATTACAGCTCACTTAAACTTTTTAGCAACGAATATGGTTAGAAATTCACCTATGGTTTTAGCAACGATAGAGAAAAATTGCCTTGAACACATTTCTTTAATGGCTCAAGAGCAAATCGAGATAGAATTTAAAGATGAATTACCTCAACTTGCACAAATGCAACAGATGGCACAGCAAAATCCACAACTGCAGCAGCAAGTTATGCAGCTTCAACAACGAATTGAAGCAAGAAAAGCTGTTTTAGTAGCAGATATGATGGAAGAGTTTGCTAAAGAGGAAAAAGCAATTACTTCACAGTTCGATCATGACCCTATTGCTAAGTTAAGATCAAGAGAATTAGACATCAGAGCGATTGATAATGAGAAAAAACGTCAAGAAGCGACTCAAAAACTTAATTTAGAGAAGATGAAGACATTGATGAATCAAGGAATTCAGGAAGATAAACTGGAACAGAACGAAGAATTGGCTGAATTAAGAGCTGATACTTCAATTGAAAAGCAAGAAATGGCAAATGAGAATCGCTTGACACTTGCAAGAATGAAGCCTAAAACTAATGGAAGGAGCAACTAATGGCGTGGAACTACGTTAAACAAAAAACAGTCGCATCTCCAGACGCACGGAGAAATGACAAGCCCGTTAAACAGGAAAAATTTGTAAAAGATACAAACCCTGTTAAAAGAGGCGCTGTTGTCAAAGCAAGACCACAAAAACCTGTAACTTGGGTGTAATATGGCTTGGTTTGGACTCGCAAAGATAGCATTACAAGCTGGAAGTAAGCTTTATACAAATAGACAACGTACGAAAATGGCGATGTCTGATGCACGATTGATGCATGCAGAGCGTATGGCCCGAGGTGAGGAATCTTACCAGGGCAAACTTTTAGAAGCTCGGCAAAACGACTACAAGGACGAAATCGTCCTTGCGATACTTACGCTCCCGATAATTGTGCTCGCCTGGTCGGTCTGGACAGAGGATCCGGAGGCGATGAGGAAGATAGAAATCTTTTTTGAGTACTTTTCAAATCTTCCAAAATGGTTTACTAACTTATGGATACTTGTAGTTGCCAGCGTATTTGGTATAAAGGGAACACAGATATTCCGTAATGGAGGGAAAAAATAATGGGTTATTTTAAATTAGGACAGGAACTTGTAAAAAAAGGACCTGAAGTAATTAAAACTGTTAAAACTTTTGCAAAAACAGGTGCTGAATCCGTAGAAAAATGGAAAGCTAAAGCAGCTAAAGCAAAATTAAAAATGGCTAAAGAGAATTTAGAGCAAACTATGAAAAAGACAGACAAAGAACTTAAAAAATTAACAGAAAAAACAAAAAAAAATCAAAAATCTCTTAGAGATTATTTATTAAACAAATAATGGTAAATCCAAGGTGGCGGCCAACAATCGCAAATTCAAGAAACGCTAAGGAAACAAAGCTAAAAGACGATCGAAAAGATGGCTTTGACTTACCAGCGCCAGAAGAGTATATAGGAACCCACATTCAAGGTGAATTGGGTGGAGTGAAAGTAGCAAATAAGAGTTATAAGAATTATTACAAAAAAATGATCTAATGGATCCTTTAGTTATCGTATCGAAGTTACAAAAACTGATGAGAGATAATCTTCAACGTGTCGGCGACACCATGATTAGTGGTGGTATTGACAATATGGAGAAATATCAGTATATGTTGGGACAGGCACGTACATATCAGTACATGCTTCAGGAAATCTCTAACCTGCTAAAAGCTAAGGAGCAAAAAGATGAACAAGGAAACGTTATCGACCTCGGAAAAGGAAGTCCCAAAGCATAGAAATGCTTTGGAAGAAAAATATCAAAACACCCAAGAAAAAGAACCTTTAAATCCCGAAAATATTCAAGATCAAATCTCACAACTCCCTATGCCTAGCGGCTGGAGATTATTAGTATTACCTTTTACACCAAAGGAAAAAACAAAAGGTGGAATTTTAATTGCACAAGAATCTTTAGACAAATTACGAGTCGCAACTAATTGTGGCTATGTTTTAAAGATGG